CTAGCACTGCTAGGCAGACCTTATATGAGATTCAGCCCCCGGGGTTTATAGCTGCTCAGGCATAGAACTCGAGTCCCCTCTCAAGTTCAGCCTCTACACGTTTCTGCTGTTCCACACTCACACCCCAAGCTAAGGCAAAGCTAGCACGGGTGCTATCCTCAACAACAGAGGCCCCACCAGCCTTCAAGGTCCTCCGATTCTCAAGATACTCCCGGAGGAAATGCTCTCGCAATTTCCCCCCAAGAGCCATGAGTTGCAAACATAGAACCTGAAGTATGGGTACGCCCGAATTGTCCTGTAGCTCCCCTTGCCCCACAGAATACAACCAATCCTTAAGTGCATCGCCCTTAAAGTTCTTAATTGTGACTGGGAGACGGGACAACAACCTATACGGGTTGGACACCATCTGCCAGACACCGGCAACCCGGACAGGTCGTCTCTGACAAAACTCAACCTCCCCGAGAGTGTCGGCCTGCTCAAATTTAACTGGCAGCCCCGCACCCTCGAAGATTGTCAAGTCTGGTTTAAACGACCTATCCCTGACCACCACAGAATCATCTCCACAAACCAAAATATGGTGAGGAGTGTCCCGATACACATACTTAAGGACAGCAGCCATAACAATAGAATCCCCCGAACCGGTACACGCCTCCCCGGAGCACATAGTGTACTCCATCTCATAGGCAATACCGGACTTGGTCCAGGCGCGATTTTTACGCATGCACTCAAGATATGCCTGAATCTCGGGCATAAAATGACGGTAGGTGGGGAACTCAATGAGCTCCCGAACAAACCTGCCCATATGGGCGTCCATGCGTGACACATCCCACAGATCAGCAACAGGATCCCCAAAAGCCCCCCAGGCTGTTGCCAAATTATTGGCAATATTCCTAGGGTTCATCCCTTTGGAAAAGATCCGTTGGACCATAGGGCTCCGCTCCAAGTCCTGTCCCATCTTCCAGATCTGGGCTTCAACCGGCATGAGCCATTGTTTAAACAGGCTCGTGTGTTTAAAGCTTCGATACTGGATCGCTCTTGGGTCTGCTTCATCTGCTGGAGAATCGAAAGAGTCGCCACCCTTCTCATGTTTTATGAACATACGAATATAGGCGTCCTTTGGAGTCCACCCATACTTATCGTAGGCCCTGAAGGCATTGCGCACTCTCTCCCTCTTACTCTGCGTTGTATTCTCTATAACCTTCTCCCTGCTCCACTTAGTCAAAAGGTGACACTTAGGTAACAAGGCCAACCAATTCTTAGCGATAGCCCGCACACAGCGTAGATCGGGTTCAATCCTTCGAACCAAGTGGCGATTATGCAAAGCCACTAGCTCATTTTGAAGGCAACCAGCAAAACATGCCATGCGCTCTACCCATAAATGGTTGAGCCTCCCTGCGGCCATGGTAATTCCATGGCGATGATCGCAGGGGGTGGGTGGGATATTTACAATCCTGGCCGAGGATGGCAATGGAGTTAATGCTCGGCCCGAACAACAAATGGTGCGAGGCTTAGGCACCAGTCAACTGGGGGGGACAACCACTTCCTTCCGGGGTACTCCGCAATAGTACAACCAATAGGCTGTCCCAAGGAAACACCCCGCCAAAAGGAACAACAGCACCTGAGTGGGCATCCCTCCACGGAGTCCTGGTACAAGGGCAAGCAGCCAGAAACTGACTGCCAAGCCCATGAAAACCGGCATACCGAGGAGTCGCGCCCAATGAGGTGCAGGACCCACAGTCCATCTAATGCCTCCCCTCAGATCATTCAACCGTTCCACCTTCTTCGCCAAGTCGGTAGTGTTCGGGGACTTCACCTGAGAACGTCCCCACAAACCCCACCACTTGTCGATCCCCTGGTTATACCGCTTCCATAGCATACAATCAGAGGGTTGAGTCCGAAGAAGGTTATCCACACAATCTACCAAAATTGTGGATCTATCACGTTCACTCATCTGAGGGCGGTTCCTCCTCAGCCAAGCTGTGGCCTTTTGGCGGGCCACTTCGAGGTTGATGAGGGAGATTCTAGTCCAGCCCATATCCTGACGTAGGAAGCCTAAGAGCTCGTCCCCTGTATCAAGCCTAGGATCAGTAACGATCCGTTGCCAGAAAGGGAGCTCGAGCTCGGCTCCAAGCCGATCGACTCTTTCGCTAAGTTCTGCCTTCCATTTAGGCAATGCAGGTACTTGCGGAACCAATACGCTCGATTGACTGGGCACCAGGTTGTTAGGTGCTCTTCGAGGAATGGACCCAGGTAATTTTCGCTGAGACTGTTGCTCTTGGTCGCTATCATCAGAGCTTCGATTGCCTGGGAGTCGATGAGCCTGTGTTGCCAGAGGGCGTCTGCACACCCCCGGCGATCTTCCCACTCTAGGTGAGCCTCGACTTCCAGAGGACTGGCTGGATCCAACCAGACCCACATCCCCTTGAGATTCGCCATCTCCATAGCCAGGAGGCATAACTCGTTGAACTCGGCCCTCTTCCAAAAAATCCGTAATCCCGGACGGGATGAGCGCAAGAGCGGCTGCACGCGCGTCTCGATCAAGACGCTCAAGCGAAACCGGCTCTGCTCTGAATGTTTCAAGCGAGCGCCTGCGATGCCTCCCTTTCTGATGGCTTCCTCCGCTAGCATATCTAACAACATTTTGCATAACAGTGTAGGGTGTCGACGGCGGTTAACCCCTTAAATGGTCTGTCTCCAACCACTGTAAAACTACTCTGCTGATTCACTCACTAGACGGCGGCCGATCCTAG